AAGAGGATGCGTCGGGCCGGTCGCGCGCTTACCTGGTGGATTACAGCGCTGAAGAGGTCATCAACTGGAGTCACGACCAGTACGGCGGGCTCGAATGGCTGGTGATCCGGACGTCCTGTTTGCAGCAGTCGAAGGTTACGGACGCGAAGTGGGAGAAAGAGGTCCGGTGGATCTACTATGACCGCGAAAACTTCCAGGTGTATCGGAAGGTTGGCGACGGAAAGGAGGTGGAGCTAATCGACGAAGGACGGCACGCGCTGGCTGGGCTCCAGCGCGTGCCCGTTTTCGAAATGAAGGTGTCGGAGGGGCTATGGCTGATGAACAAGGCTGGGTTACTGCAAATGGAACACCTGAATAAGTCGAACGCGCTGGCTTGGGCCTTGACGATGGGACTGTTCGCGATGCCGGTGGTTTATTCGGATCGGGAATGGAATCAGATGGTGGGGGAGAGTTACTACATTCAATTGAGTCCGGGAGACCGGTTCGGATGGACGGAGCCAGAGGGGAAGGTCTACCAGATTGCGGCGGACAACCTGGTTCGCTTGAAGGATGAGATCTACCGGGTCTGCTATCTGATGAACCAAGCCGGGAGCGGCAGTTCGGATGTGCAGATGAGCGGACTGAGCAAACAGAGGGACTTCAGCGTTACTCAGGAGGTGTTGCGGGCCTACGGCGACATGGTGAAGGACACGATGAAGCAAGTGCTGGGTGCGATCGCGGAGGCGCGGCAGGACGGGGTGGCGATCGATGTGACAGGGATGGACGAGTTCGACATCGGAGACTTCAGCAGCGAACTGGACGATGCGAAGAAGCTGCTGGAGATGGGGATCGGCTCAGACACGCTGAAGAGGCAAATCTTCAAGAAGCTGGCGTTGAAGTATCTGTGCGACGCGCGGCAGGACGTAAAGAATCGCGTGGCGGAGGAGATTGAGGTGGCTTGGGCGAATGGGGCGGGGTTACAAGTCAGGAGTTAGGCGGGCACATCGCCGGCGGCCGGATACGGAGGGACGGAGGAATCAGGTTTGAGGAAAGGAAGGACATGGAAGGAATCGATATCAATACGATTGTGCGGCAGGCGGTACAGGAGTTCGTAAGCAGCGAACAGGCCAGGAGCGAACCGGCGTATAAGGCGGAGCTCGAGGATGAGCGCAAGCGCAGGGAGCAACTGGAGCGCAGGCTGAACGAGGTCGTGGAAGAAAACAAGCGCAGCCGGGCGGTAGCGGCGGAGGCTGAGCGGAGCTCGGCAATCCGAAGCGAACTGCAACGGCTGGGCGTAGCCAAGATCGATCTGGCGTTCCGGGCGGTTCAGGACGGGGTCATGCGGACTGAGGACGGACGGCTGATTGCCCGGTCGGAAGCCGGCGACACGCCGATCAAGGATTACCTGGCCGCATTTGTTACGGAGAACCCTGAGTTTCTGCCGGCGCGAATTGCCGGCGGGACAGGAATGACGGCGACCCAGAAAGCCCCGGCGGCCGGCCGGGAGAATGTGGACCTGGAGCGAATTCGTCCGGGTATGAGCGCCGAGGAAATGCAACGCGTGCGGGAAGAAATCGTGCGCGTGGCGTCGCAGACCCTGCGGGGGCTGTAGGAATTAAACGAGATTCACACAGGTTTTGACGGGCGCAAAGCCAGAGGCACGTCGACACGAGTGTCGATGCGGCACGCTGAAGCGTGCGCCACAGAGAGGCCGGCGTGTGGAAGAACCGGGTGGGTTCGGCCTACCCAGAAAGAATAAGGAGAGAACGTTTTGGGAGCAATTACTTCGAGTAACATCGCAAACGCGATCGTGAAGCTGGTGGCGGCCGATGCATTGCCGGTGCTGGTGGGGAACCTCGTGATGGGGAACCTGGTGAATCGCGACTACGAGCCGGTGCTGGCGCAGGCCGGCGACACAGTGAACGTGCCGATTCCTCCGACGATGGTGGCGAACAACATCGCGGAAGGAAATACGGTGCAACTGCAGAGTCCGAACCTGGGGAACGCGCAGATCGTGCTGAACACGCACGCGGAAGCAACGTTCCAGATTCCGGACGTGACCAAGGTGCTGGCGGTGCCGGACCTGCTGAAGATCTACATGGAGCCGGCGGTGGCGGCAATCGCGCAGAAGATCGAGAGCGACCTTCTTGGCCTGTATGCGGGCTTCACGGCGAACACTCCGGTGGGTACGCCGGGGACAACGATCACGGAATCGATCATCGACGCGGCGGAAACGGCGCTGTTCCTGGCGAAGGTTCCGGCATCGTCGCAGAAGTTCATGGTGGTGGACGCGGGAACGTATTCGGCGTGGCGCCAGATTCCGCGCTTCAGCGAATTCCAGACGGCGGGCGACGCCGGGCTGCGGTCGCTGATCGACGGCAGCGTCGGCAAGATCAAGGACTTCTTCGTGTTCCGCTCGCAGTTCGTGCAGAAGACGGGGAGCAGTCCTGTGACGACACACAACATGGCGTTCACGAAGGACGCCCTGGGACTGGTGATCCGGCGCCTGCCGCAGCCGCTGCCCGGGACCGGCGCGATCGCGGAGTACGCGGAGTTGGGGAACTTCGGCATGCGGGTGGTGATGAGCTACCAGCCGAACACTCTGGCTCAGCAGTTCACGGTAGACGTGCTGTATGGCTGCGGCGTGTTGCGGAACACGTCCGGCGTGCAGGTCAACACGTAGACCGGTGGGGAGAGGGGCGAGGTTGGGAGACTTCGCCCCTCGAGGCGTCCCCCAGGCGTAGAGACGCGGAGTCGCAAACGAGAAGGATCAACAGGAGAGATCAATGGATTTGAGAGTTTATTACCAGAAGATTCGCGATTGGGAATCGAAGATTGCCGACGAGTTTCCCGTGGTGAAGAGCAAGGAAACCACCGACGGCGGCAAGGACGGCACCCTGACAGAAGTGTCGAAACACATTGCAGCGAAGCTGATTGTGGACGGTATGGCGGATCTGGCCGAAGATGCGGACCTGGAGAAGTTCCGCGCGGATATGGCGGAAGCGAAACGGGCAGCGGACGCGAAGGTGGCAGCGGCGACGGCCATGCAACTGGCGGTAGTTCCGAAACAGGAACTGGACGAACTGCGGGCGCACCAGGCGCGCGGGGCGAAGGAATAAGGCGGACGAGATGGCTCTGTTCAACGACGGCCCGGTGTCCGGCATCGAGGATTTGCAAGGACACGACACACAGTTGCTGGAGGTGGCAAACACGGAGGGGATCGACGTGACGCGCAAGCTGGCGCTGGCACAAGAGGAAATGTCGCTGGAATTGCGAGTATTGCTGGCACGGATGAGCGGGCCGGTGGATCTCGGATCGACCACGACCGTGCCGTCGCTGGACTACGTGGTGGTGACGCCGCCGCTGAAGTTGTGGCACACGTTTCGAACGCTTGAGCTGGTTTACCGGGATGCATACAACAGCCAGCTCAACGACCGCTACGCGGGTAAGCGCGACGAGTATCATGCACTGGCGCAGTGGGCGTACGAGAAGGCGATTCAGAGCGGTATCGGAATGTCGCAGGACCCGGTGGCGCAGGCATCGCCGCCGAAGTTGGAAGCGGCGTCGGGCGCGATCGCGGACGGGATGTACTATGTCGCGGTGGCCTGGACGAATGGGGCCGGCGAGGAGGGTGCGCCATCGCTTCCGGCAACCATCACGATCAGCGGCAGCACATTTCAGGTGCAGGCAGGTGCGGCGCCGGCGAATGCCCGGGGATGGAATGTGTACGCCGGAGCAAACCCGCGTGCCCTGGTCTTGCAGAATCCGGCGGTGTTGGGTCTCAACGAAACATGGACACATCCTGGTCCGGTGGTAACGGGCGGGAGGACTGCGGGAACGGGGCAGAGTCCCAGCTACATGCGGCCGGCGCCGCGGATGCTGCAGAGGGGATGATGACGAGCGGAATTGGAAGCGTAATCACGAACAAGGTGGTGAACCGAATTACGGGGCCCGCTGGGTTGAATGCGGGCTTAGCGGCACTCACACTTGGCGGGCCGGACGCCGCGCAGGTGGTGGACCCGGCTCAGGTGCGAGCGCAAAACGTCGCGGCAGAGATGGCGGAGCGAAGCGGAGCGGTGAAGTATCCGAACGTGAACGTCTATTGCGAGGGTCTCGCGAACGACTTGCGGGAGAAGTTTCGGAGCTTCTCCGGGAAAGCGGAGATGGCGATCGAGGTGCGGCACTCGCAGGATCGGCTTGAAGGGCTGGAGCAGAAGCTCGAGTTCTACGTGGACGGCGCGATGCAGCTGCTGAACGAGAGCCGGGGCGATTGGGGTGACGGGATGTTCTATGGCGGGAAGTATCAGGTGTCGTTCTCGCCGGTCAAGCAGGGCGGAAAG